GATGCCCTGCTGCCTGAAAGGTATCTGAAACTGCACAAGTCCCTGCTAGAAGTGTTTCGCAACGATGCCAGGGGTGGCATAGCGTTTATGTTAGACCATCCGTGGGCAGGCTTTAATAGGCCGAAGCCGGCTTATCCTTACGGTCGCACGTTCGATGCTACTCTAAAGAAAAGCGATGGCGAAATGGAAGGCGAGAATTGGTCTTTGTATGGTGATGTTTATATTGTTCGCGGCAAGGAGAAAGACGGCATTTCAACTGATGTAATTATTGCTGATATAGAGGATGGTACGCTATTTGATGTATCAGTCGGATTCGGTTTCAATACTTCAATTTGTTCCATCTGTGGCAATGAATATTACAGCAGTAAGTGCGAACACTGGCGCGGACAAGACTATGATGGTCAGATGTGCTACATCATCGGTAAGCCCCCTGGCTGGCTCGGTGAATTATCGGGCGTTTGGGATGGTGCTTATCCAACTGCGGGAGTGCTTTCAAAGGATGGTGCAGGCGAGACTCAAAAAGCCTTTATCCTTCTTGACGAAATGCCTCGTGAAGAAGTAAAAAAATTGCCGTCTGATATTACAACCTATTGTCAGTACAGCTCTAACCGCGGTAGTGCAATGACCTATTTCAAAAAAGATGACCTTGCAAAAGGCAATACTTTTTCAGTCCCCGATTTATCAAGTTTGAAAGGAAGTGACCCTAAAATGAGTGAACCCGTAACCTATACTCAGGAACAAGTAGATGCTCTGGTAAAAGAAGCTGTCGACAAAGCAGTAGCCGAAGCTCTGGCTAATGCGTCTGCTGTTGACCCTCCTGCTGCTCCCGAAGCGTTTATGACTCAAGAGCAAGCAACTGAAAAGCTGGGCAAAGAACTGCCTGCTGACAAAGTGCTGACCTATGCTAAGGAAGGCATGGATTACATGGCTCAACTGGTAGGAGATGCAGTGGCAATGGGCGTGAGAGCGCAGGGCAACGACTTCCCGGCTGAGACTTGGAAGAACACCTTTGCTGGCATGAGTTCTCAAGGCATCAAGGACATTATGGCTACCTTCGAGAAACAGGCGAAAGAGGAAATCCCTACTGACAGACAGTCAAGCTCATTTAACCAGCAGACCATGGCACAGACCCTTCCTGATGACGCCTTTAAGGTTGGAAGGTAACAAACCCTAGCAAGTATATAACTACCCTAAAACAAGCCGCTAAATTAGCGGTTATTTTTATGCCTATCAATAACAGAAAGGAAGTGTTTCACAAATGGCAAGAGGTGGAATTGACCATGAAGGAATTGGCAAACTCGGAATGACTTATAAGGCTGATGCGACTTTAGCGGCTGCTGTCGCTGCTGCTGGTGGCATCGGTACTACTGCTGGACGCGCTACTGTAATCGGAAAGGCTGTAACTTGGAGTGCTAGCCCGTTTGAGGCTGGCTTTGGTTCCGCTGGCGACCCCCTGCTGGGCGTGGTTGAATCTTATGACTTTGATAACCACATGACTGTTTTAACCAGAGGCTATGCCTATGCTCCCGGCGTTTCTGGTTCCCTGCCTTCTCCCGGCAATGTTCTGGTAGTTGATGGCTCTGGTGCTGTTATGGCATCTACTGGAGCTGTTGGAGTTGCTCGCGCTGATGCGGTTCTGACAACCGCTGCAACCGGACCCGTGATGGTCTTTATCGGTTAATCGAAAGAAAGGAAGTGAAATAATAATATGCCTAAATTTACTTTAAGCAACCTGACCCCTGACCTGTACCAGCAGGCACATTCCCAAGATATGACTCTTTCCATGCTCTTAGAAAGCTTGGACCCTGCCACTGAAGGTAGCGGCTTAGATGCTTTTGAAAGACTGATGAAAGAGGCTGGAATCCTCACTAAAACCGTTCGCGACAAAAACATCTTCTCATCCAAGGTAGACGCTTTCTACCGGACCAATGAGAACAAAATATTGTTCCCCGAGTATGTAGCCAGAACCTTGGTACAGGCCATGACCGAGTTTCCGATATTTAATTACCTTGTGGCTACTCGTACCCCGATTGACTCTAACGTTTACAAGGCATCTTACCTTGACTGGGACGATACCGATAACAAGAAAGCAGTCGAGATGCGGCGTGTAACTGAAGCTGCCGACCTGCCCATAGCAAGAATCAAACTGGGCGATACTGCAATCACCCTCTACAAGTATGGTCGTGCAGTAGAGGCGTCTTACGAAGCACTGCGGAGAATGAGCTTGGAACTCTTTGAGCGTCACATCAACCGGATAGGCACTGAGGCGGCTAACAACAAAGTGTCTGAAATCTTGGCCGTTATCAAAGACGGTGACGGCAATAATAATGCTGCGCCGAAGCATAAGGCAAAAGACCTTGATGTCTCTTTTAGTGCTGCCTTAACCAAGACTGCTTGGATTAAATTCCTGCTCAAATTCTATCCTTACGGTTGTGATACTGTCGTGGCTAACGAGGACGGACTGTTACAGATACTTGAAGTGCTGTACCCCGCGTCTACCGTTGCCTCCAAGATGGATGAACTGTTGGCTAAGGGCTTGAATGTAAGTACTACTTTGCCGCAGGACTTAGTAGTTAATACTACCTTGCTTTACAACCCCGACATTGACAAGATTGGCGGCAAAGAAGCTATTTACGGTCTGAACCGGAGCAATACCATTGAGGAAATCTTTGAAGTTGGCTCTACCATCAGTGAAGCTGACAAGTTTATCCGCAACCAGACCCAGATATTGACCATATCTGAAAACAGCGGATTCCGTAAAATCTTCAAGGACGGGGCTAGAATACTGACCCTTGAATAGAAAGGGGTGTTTCCCCTATGGCCAATAAGATACTAACTGCTACGGGTTTTGAAAGCCGCATTCGCTCTAAGCTCGGAGTTGATGCGGCTTACGTTCCCGATGCTGACATTAACCAACCGGATATTATTGCGATTGCTGAGGCGAACATCATCAAAGTGGTACCTGACTATGACACTCTTTCCGGCGATGATTTAGTCTACCTTGAGGCCGCTACTGTCTGCGAGTGCGCTATCCTGCTCTGCCCTTCGATGCCCGCTAGATTGCCGGTTAAAGAACAAGGACCAAGCTTCACGCGTGAGATTGAAGTTGACTGGACCGAGAAACAAGCCAAACTCGAAGCTGAGCGGGACAGATTTATAAGCAACATTAGCACCGTTGCCTATATTGACGTTCCGCACTTCGGGCTATGTTAGAAGGTGATGCCATTGTCTTACGCAAGCAAATACTTAGAAGCTCATGGGCAGGACGCTACTATCAACCGCAGTCCAACGGTAGCCACCAAGGTAAGTATGAAACGCTCGACCAAGGCAACTCGTGACCCTGGGGTTAGAGATGCAGCATGGGAAGGATTAGCAGGGGCAGAATCGGCTTTAGCAGGCGGCGAGATAATGACTGTTGGGCTTGACAAGTATTTAGTCCAATCGGTTAATACTGACGTTGCCAGCGGTGAGCTAAACTTCTTCGCCGTTAAAACTAATGCCGTTTTGACTCCCCAGCGGATTACTGCCTCGATGGATGCTGATAACAACATCGTGGAAACGTGGTCTTGGAATCCTAGCGGCACTACGGTTGATGCTTTTGGGCAAGTGATAACTTACAGCTTAAGGCAATACGACCCCGGCTTGCTTGAATCGTCACGATATATCTTTTACCTGCCTGCTGATATCGGCTTACAGGTGATGGACAGAGTTGTGTTGGCAAGCGAAAACCTGATGGTGAATGCCATCGACCCGCTGATGCTTGAAGGCATATCTCGTATTCAGGCCGGTAGCGACACGAGGGCTTAACAAACAAATGGAGGTAAGTCTATGTACACTGAATATCTTGGCGAAAACTATCATTGGGAAATACGCAAACTGCTAGGGGCAGGAGACGCCTTGTGTCCCGATTCGATTATTGATGCTGAGTACAATATTGGAGCCATGAAAATGATTATGACTCAAAAAATGAAGGACGTAACACGGATAGACAGTGAGGAGAAGTTCCAAAAGCTATCAAAGGCTGGCAGGTATTATTTAACCGCTGTAATCTGTGTAGCTCTTAAAAGCCGTACCGCTGTAGCTCCGTACAATACATCAAAGTATCGGAGAGATTGGGACAAGATTAGAGAGAAATGCCTGTCAAAAGCAGAAAAAATCATTTCTAGCCTGAGGGCCTAGGGGGTGATTATATCGGGGTAAGATTTAACGCTACCGCCTGTATCGCCGCTCTAAGGCTCCATATCATCGCTACCCTTAAAGTCCTTCAAGAAGAATATTTGCTCGATGCTAGGAGCCATATGCTGACCCCTGAAGGGAAGGAAAGTTTACACGCTGATGAAATAGAAGTGTTGGGAAACTTCATCACAGCGAAGGTAGTCGGTGGAGCTTATGCGGCGATGGACGAAATGGGTAAAGGTTCACTGATGGACGAGACTAATCCTGCTTTGGGCGCTTACAGAAATAGCGACCTATGGAACCCTGCCCGGCATGACAATAAAATTCGCAGTCGCAACCGTGGTTCATACGTCAACATTTTTGGCGAAACGGTAGAGTCGAAGTCCAACGTCGGCGGTATCAACCTAGAGGGAAAAGGCGGCAAATTCGCACCGCAACCGCCGTCTCATGCGCTGGAAACTGCCGCTAGGTGGATGAAGAATGGGCGAATACAAGCTAAATGGCAAGAATCGCTAAGAGCCTTCCCTTGGGGAAGGTTTTTTATTGTCACAAAAGATTAGGGAGGTGATGCCATTGTTTTGAGCCAGAGAAGGATTTAGCCAGATTGCAGACCTTGTTTATGAACGATGCGGACTTGCTTAAGACACTGGGGCTAGAGTCCGCTACACCCATTCAGAGGGCTGAAAAGATTATCAAGCGGTCACAATGGGATAACCTCGTAACAGCTGAAAGGCGGCTTTGCTTATATTTCAGACCATCCCGAACCGCGAGAAACCGCATCGTAACTAACGAACTGTTAGAAGTTACCTGTCACGTTCCGGCAAAGCAGGATTACTTAGCTTACCGGGCAATCGCAAGAGTAGAAAAGCTACTCTATAACCAAGAAGTTAACAACAGAATCTATGAATTTGAAGGCCAGTTAGGTGAATTACCCACCATGACTGGCTTTGTTTGTGTAGGGGCGAGATTTAGCTTCTATGCAGTTAAGTAACAGAAAGGAAGTGAAAGTTTAAATGAGTGAAGGATTGGTTTATCTCAGAGCTGGTAATTTAAAATTGGTTCGCCACAGTGATGGAGCTACGTTTTTGCAACCTGGAGCCATTGAATCTATTCAGGAGAAAAACTCATTGCAGACTGCTACTTTGAAAAACGGCAATTCGTCTTATGATTTTGAGCTTGTAACTGGTAAAGAAGGGGGCATAGATGTAAAGTTCAGTAGCTTTTTCCCGCATATTTATGCTGCTTTAATCGGTGCTACTTATAAGAGTGACCAAACATTGGGTTTGCAGAGAATCCTAAGCGATTCTATACCTACTGCTTCCCCGTTTGCTATTGATGTATCCGAAGAAGGAACTGTATCTGCTGACTTTGTGCCCGTAATTCATGATGCTGCTGACTCTCCTTATGTTAAGGTGTCCAGCGACCCAGCTGTTGGTCAGTTTAGCGCAAGCGGAAATGTGTTTACCTTCTCTTCTGCCAATGCTGGTGCTGCGCTTAAGATGAACTTTGAAATTACTACCACTCTTGACCAGATGGAGATTTTAGACGAAGCCAATATGCCAGTATTTGAAATGACTGTCTCTGGTGAAGCGGCTAATGTTGATGACCAGGGTGTCACCAAGAAGGATGCCACGATTTTCGATGCCGTTAAGCTTTCCGGCGAAGCTTCTAAACCGCCTAGAAGTAAAGACCCTGCTGGCTGGAGTGTTTCGATGAAACTTGCTCAACCCAGAGCTGGCAAGAAGCCTGTTGACTATCGGATTGAAAGCTAAGGAGGTAAAACGTTATGTCTAAAAAAGAGGTAACGCCGCTCTCTACGATGTTAGGGAGTGGTGATTTTACTAAAATTGCTGGTAAGCAGTATACGATTAAGGCCATAAAACTAAAGGACATTCCCGAATTTGAGCAAGACAAGCTTAGTTTTGGCCCGCAGTTTTTCTCTTTGGCAGCGAAAGAGGAACGGGAAAAGCTGGACAAATGGCTAAGCCGCTATGTTTCAAATGCTGCTGGTGAACCTATGACGACTGAAAAGGCTACTGAGGAAGATTGGGACGTGGTCGACATTAAGACTTGTCTCCTAAAAATGGTTGACATATCGGGTTAACGCTACTTCCCCCCGGTGAAAAGAAAGACAAGGAGGAGGGCGAAGATGGTCTGGACTGGGGGGAAGTTTATACCGAACTGATAGCTCATACGTCTTTAAATTATGACCAGATTGGCGAGAGGACTATTCCTCAGATTCGGGCTATTCGTATTAATCTGCCGAAACAGGTAGCGTCTAAGACCTTTGGTTTTACAGGCGGCGGCGAAACGGAAGAAGAGGAAAAACCTACGCAAATGCAGACCGTAGCAGACAGAATGGCTTTTGCAGCTAGATTTAACAGTTAAAAATTTCAGACTAAACGATAAGGCAGGCGTAAAATCCTGCCTTTTGGTTTGAGCTGAAAGGTGGTGAGAATATTGGTAACAAAGATATGTCAGGCTTGTGGAAAGGAATATCAGGTTTACCCGTACCGTGCAGATGGTTCTAAATATTGTTCTAGAGAGTGTTATCGCGAAGGTAAGAAAGGCCACATTCTTACGCATATAAAGCCAAAACCGCAAAACAAAATAGCTTGCAAATGTGCCAATTGCGGGGAAATAGTTTATAAATGGCCTTATCAGATTAAAAAATCACCTAAAGTTCAATTCTGTAATCGACAATGCTCAGGAGAATACAGAAAAAAGAGGACTATTGTATTATGCGAATGGTGCGGAAAAGATGTTTATTACAATACATGTCATTTAAAACGCGTAGGAAAATATTTTTGCGATAAAGAATGCCAAAGAAAATGGCAATCCGCGAATGTCAAAGAAAAAAATCATCCCCTTTATAATCAAATTGAAGTAATTTGCGATCAATGCGGCAAAACATTTAATCGTAAACCCTCACATATCAATAGAGCCAAACAATCTTTTTGTTCAAGAGAATGTCATTTTAATTATCAACGCACCCACCCGATAAGCGACGAACAAAGAAAAATATTGCGAGAGACAGCATTTAAGACCATGCAAGCGTATCCTCGCGAAACAACTATAGAAAAAGCCATTAGGGAATGGCTGGAATCTCGCAATATTACACATATTCCACAACATGTCATCAATGATAAATTCTGCGTAGACTTCTATCTACCTGAACATGACGTAATTATCGAAGCATTAGGGGATTATTTTCATGCTAATCCTAAGCTATATAGTGAAGATCTAATTCCGTTAAATGATATACAAATTAAGAACAGCAATATGGATAAAGCACGATTTGCATATTTACGAAAATGCGGTTACAAAGTTTATGGGTTTTGGGAATGCGATATACATGCAAATCTAGAAAAATTGATGATGACGGTAAAGGAATTACAAATAAACGAAAAACACAAATCGAATGGTCAGCAGGGATTTACCCCTGCTTTTTTGATGCCCGGAAGGAGGTGAGAAATTGGAAGATAATTCAGTAGTACAAATCATTTCGGTACTTGGCGTTGATTTTAAGCAAGCTATTATAAGCGCAGAACAATTATCAAAATCAGTGACAGATGCTAACCTTGATCTTAAAAAACTACAAGTAACTGCCGCAGAGATGAATACAAAATTAGGGGCGCAAGCAACTACATTGGAACGAATAGCTAAAAACACTGAGAAAGCCAGCAGTTCCAATAGAAAATATACCAAATCTGTACAGGATTTAAACAAGGAATACAATGTTTTATCAAGCCAATTCGACCGCAGGGCCGGGTGGTTTATCGCAGGTACTGCTTTTTTCGGTTCCCTAGCCGCCTTGAAAGAAATCGCAGTTACCATCAAAGACGTTGAGATGGGCATGACTACTATCGCTCGTATCACTGAGGACGTTAACTTTAACTTCGAGGAAATGCGAGACAGTTTGCAAGGCTTAGGTGTCGAATACGGTATGACCTGGGAGAACGTTAGCGATATTGCTATTCGTTGGGCGCAAGCTGGCTACAATACCGCCGAGACGTTAGAGTTAACCAAAGCCAGTCTATTAGCCCTCAATACCGCAGAATTGAACGCGACACAGGCGACACAAGGACTTATAGCAATCATGGCACAGTGGGGCTTAACGGCAGAAGAACTACTGCCCACCATAGACAAGATAAACCTCACGGCTGATAATTACGCCGTTTCTTCTCAAGACCTCGTGGACGGACTTAATCGCTCGTCAGGTGCTGCCAAAGTACTCGGTCTTACTCTTAACGAAACCATAG